GTTTTCTAATAAAATAGAAGAAATGGAAAAAGATGAAGTAGAAGAAGCTAAAGACGAGGTAGCTGAAGCAAAAGATGATGCTGAAAAAATGGAAGAGAAAATGTCCAATCCCGTAATGCGTAAAGGTGACAAAGGCGATAATAAAGCCGAAAAAGAAACTGAAGCAATGCGTGAAGAAGAAGACATGGACTTAGACGAGATTTTAGCAGAATTAGAAAAAGATGGACTTGAAGAAAATTCAGAAGTTTCAGAAATCGAGGAAGCCAAAAAAGAAGTAGAAGAAACTGAGGACTTGAAAGAGGACGAACGTACTGACGCTGAAGAAGAAGGCTATTTAGATGGAGAAAAAGACGAAAAAGAGGACGAAGAAGACAAAGATGAAGATGAAGATATCGACATCGAAGACATGTCTGAAGACGACCTTAAAAAGTTTATCGAAGATGTAATCGAAGACATGGTTACAGCTGGTGAATTAGAAGCTGGTGATGATTTTGAATCTGAAGACGTAGAAGTTGAAGATGATGAAGAAATCGAAGTTGAAGATGAAGTAGAAGTAACAATGGATGAGAATGCACGTACTGACGCTGAAGAAGAAGGCTACAAAGACGGTATTAAAGATGAAAAAGAAGACATTAAAAAAGATTTAAAAGAAGCAATGGACACTGTTGCAACTTTAAAATCAGAACTTAATGAAATCAACCTCTTAAACGCTAAACTTCTTTACACAAACAAAGTGTTCCGTGGTAAGAATTTATCTGAAAGTCAAAAAGTTAAAGTATTAGCTGCCTTTGATAAAGCAGAAACTGTAAAAGAAGTAAAACTTGTATTTGAAACTATTAATAGTAGTGTTAAAACAAAAACAACTAATAACTCTATAAGCGAAAGCTTTAGATCTAAAGGTAGTGCTTCAGCAGCTTCAAATGTATCAAATGTAACTAAGAAACAACCTATAGTTGAATCAGATGAAATGGTGAACAGATTTAAAAAATTAGCAGGTCTAATTTAAATCACAAATTTTAAAAATTAATAATAAAAAAAAGAAAAAATGAGTCAATTAAATTCTCTATTAGAAAGCGCTAACCCGTACAAATCACTACAAGGTGATGCTGCGAGATTAGCAAACAAATGGGGCAAGACAGGATTGTTAGAAGGTATCGGTAACGACACTGAAAAAAACAATATGTCTATGATCCTAGAAAATCAAGCTAAACAATTAGTTGTTGAAGCTTCAAACACAGGTGGTGGTGCAGGTTCAGGTACATTTGAACCAGGAACAGGTGCTCAGTGGGCAGGTGTTGCTTTACCATTGGTAAGAAAGGTATTTGGACAAATCGCAGCGAAAGAATTCGTTTCGGTTCAACCAATGAATTTACCTTCAGGTCTAGTATTTTATCTAGATTTCCAATATGGTACTGACAAAGATCCATTTAGTGCTGGTGAATCACTTTACGGTACTTTAGGTGCTGATGGAAGTGCTCCATTCGGTAACTCAAACACAGGTGGTCTTTACGGTGCAGGTCGTTTCGGTTACTCTATTAACAACACACAGTCAGCTGCAGTAACAGTAGCTTCTGCTTCTGTTGATTGGTATAGTGATTTGAATGCTGATTCTTCAGTTTCTCAATCTTATGTAGCAGGTGCTGCAAGTCAAATTGTAAAAGTAGTAGTGCCTCAAGCATCAGTACCTAACTTTGACACAAGAGCTGTAAGAGCATTTTACTTATCAGGTTCAGTAGCAGCTTTACCAGCTGCAGCCGTACAATACCCACAATTTACAAAAATCAATGGTACAGACATTGAATTCTTTGTAGGTTCTGATATCGTAGAAGGTGGTACTGTAAAAGTTGAGTACTTAATGCAAACTCTTGATAATGAAAGAGGTGATTTTGAAGACGGTAACAATAACTTAAACGGTGATAACACACCTATTTCAATCCCACAAATCAACGTTCAAATGCAGTCTGAAGCAATTGTTGCTAAGACACGTAAGTTGAAAGCTGTATGGACTCCAGAGTTCGCACAGGATTTAAATGCATACCATTCATTGGATGCTGAAG